TAACTTTGATATACCAAAAGAAAAGAAAATTCAAAAGAAAAACAGTACAGATAATAGGAAATATATAGTACTTCCAATAAGTATATTGAAACATAAGCTGACTGGATCAGAATTGAAAATATTATTGTTACTAGGTAGCTATGCGAACAAGGCAGGGATCACGTGGGTATCTCAAAAAAGACTAGCAAAAGAAATCAATTCATCACGTCAGTACATAAATAATAATATAGCTAAACTAAAGAAAAAGGGGATATTAGAGGTAATTAGATTTGGGGTAAAAGGTGAGAGAGGACAGACAATTAGGATCATATACAATAAACAAGATGATATTAAAGATGTTATTTCAAATACATCAGATAAAGAAACAGATACAAGACATCCAAAAGTTATTGAACAAGAAACAAAACAAGCAATGGAATCACCATATCAAGATTATACAAATCATACTTTTGAAGATAAAAACCAACTAGAGAAAAATAGAAAGTATTCTAAGCAATTATTAAAAGTAGTAAACAAAAATAATAATATTAGAATGGGTGGTTTAAATCGTTTAGGTGATAGTATAGATAAAAATGAATTAAATATATTACAGACAATGATAGAGGAAAATATGAAAAAAGAGAAAGCAAAAAAGAGTAAACCAAAAGGAAAGAAAGTAAACCAATCAGTTGACAAAGATAAACCAAAAGTAAACCAGGGAGTTGACAAGAGTAAACCAACTGGTTGCCCAAACATTCAAGTAACATTCAATAGAATAACTAGTATAGATAATATATATAATACTTATGATAACTATATGGTTACCAATGGTTATGCAACTAAAACGATAATGACTGAAGATGATCTAAAAGCAAGTGAGCTTTTGATAGAGTCTGGTTTAACTGAACAGCAACTGGAAGAAACACTAAACGAAACAAAAGAATATAAACCCCTTATAGATATACTACTTCAAGTCAGTAACAAATATAGCTTTTAAACTTGAATTAAAGTACCTACATTCAATTATATTTTAATTTTAATAGTAGGGTTAGGGGGTGTTGACGTATAAGTTAAACAAGGGCTTTATTTTAGGTGGTATGTTTCCTAGATAATTAATTGTTTTTATAGGTGGCATACGTTCTAATTCTATACACGTACGAAAGAGGACACCTTACCCCCTCCACCCCTATCCATATACGTTATGTCCCACACATAAATTTTTTCCAATAATCCCTTGTAAAGGTAAATGATATCATATATCATAGTGATATTAACAATAACTTATAGGGGAAACACTTATGGCATACGAACACAAAGCTGGATATGGTGCAGCATTTAAGAACGACAAGAAGGTAGAGGATTGGCACTCTGATTACAGAGGGAAGATCATGTGTCACGACAACAAGTTGTATTATCTTGACATTACTCTAAAGACTTCTAAGGCTGGTACTAAGTTCTTTTCTGTAAAGATAGGTAATGAGGTAGCTGATCAACCTAATGCACCTACGCATCCATCACATCAACCAGCACCTAAGAGTGTAGATGAGATGGCAGATGATTTACCATTCTAAAGGAGATAAACATGGGGAAAGAATTAACACCAAAAAGGATGAAAGAGTTAAACGATATAAAGATACAGAACATGGAAATTTATAATATTGTTCTTGGTTACAATGGTCATCTGCGATATAGCTTTGAGGAATTAAAAACTAAGCTAAAAGAGGTGGTAGAGTTTTATGTAGATCAAGATTATCGTGAGATTAATGAAAGAGATACAGCAAGAGATTTTAAAGAATTATGGAGAGCAAGGGAGGATATTGATACTTTATCAGACATGAGTTATTGGGATGACTTGCAGGAAGTCTATCAAATTGTATATAACGATATAGATGCGTGGGATAGGAATGATTTTAAATCTCTAAAAGCTATCTTAAGAAAACATTTCCCTACAGATAATTTAGATTCTGAATTAGCTGATCTTGAGGAATATAGAAAAAAACTCAAAAAGGAAAGAGAGGAGAGAGATGACTAATAGAGAGTCTGGTTTTCATAGTTATGCTAAAACAGCTCTCGTTAATATTCTTAATAAAATATACGAAGGGTATAATTGTTTTCATGCTATTGAATATCCATTGCTAAAAGATTCATCAATATGGGAGTCTTTTGATGAACACTATCATGTACGAAAAAAAGATAGTGCTATTGTATCTTTAAGGGGTGATGATTATGATGATTTAAATGATTATCCTTATAATAAAAATGGAAAGTATGAGTGGATTCGTAGAGTTAATCATTGTCAAAAAAGCATGAGTAGCTACCATGTTGATCAGGAGAAATGTATGTTTAGTAATGTTCATATGCCTTCTCCAAAAAATTATAAAGATGGTGGGTTAATTGTAAAATACTTTGTTGATGTGGTTCAAATATGGAAAGGTAGTTTAAATTGTTGTTATGAAATAAAGTATAAGAATCCTACTTGTGAAAGCAAAATAAATTACATAAAAGAAAATGCAGACGATTATGCTGTTATGTATGAAATACCAGCTAAGTTTATTTTATCGTTTGATGTAACTAATCCTAATCTTGATAAATTTCGCAAAGAATGTGATAAAAACTATCTCCTTTTTGGAGAGGATTCACCTTATAAACTATGAAACAAAAGTGTTATTACTGTCAGCATTTCTCTACAGATAAACCAGAAGGTGTTGTGTTTTGCAATTTACATAAACGAGAAGTAAAAAGGGGATGCAAGTTCTTTGTGAGAGAACCTGGATCAGATGATGATTTAACCAATGAGGAAAGAGAGAAGTTATATGGAAGCTCTACTGGTACGACTTAGACCTGAAACAAAGGCTTTGTTGGAAAAAGAAAAGGATAAGACTGGTCTATCTATGTCACGCATTATAGATTTGCACATCAATGAATACTTGAGTGAGAAGCATAGAACAGTCAATGATAAGATTGATAAAATGATGTATGGCTCAACAAGATGATTAATTCACGAACCAAGGGTGCAGCTGGAGAAAGAGAACTCGCTAAGATTCTATCTGAGGAACTTAATATCAAAGTCAATCGTAAGCTCGACCAAGCAAGAGAAGGTGGAGATGATATGCAGATTGGTAAGTTTCGTATTGAAGTAAAAAGACGAGAGAAGCTACAGCCTGATAAGTGGATGGAACAAGTTGAAAACTGTACTGAAGTTGGAGAGTTTGGAGTGGTAGCTTACAGACGCAATGGACAGAAGTGGAGATGGATTATACCACATGACTTGATGATACAAGTGTTAAGGGATAATATTGATGGGTAATGAAACTTATGATAAGGCAAGACGAGCTGAAGAAAATGTAACAAAGCAAAAGTTCTGCACCAACTGTCAAAAAAGAAAATCAATAGATGGTGGTGTGGTTTTTAGAAGTGGAAGGATTGCACGATGGAAGTGTAAGACTTGTGCTGCTAGAGAAATGGAGAGGAGAAACCATGCAAATACTAGACAAGATAATCAATGATATAGATAATTTTGAATTAGACATATTTCACATACTGTTACTGATATTAAGTGGATTGATGTTTGTGTTTATGTTGACCATGTTTACGACATCATATGACTCGGAGATAAAACGATATGGAGAAAAAGCAGCCACCTATAGGGAAATTGCAGAGTTTATACGAGATAGAGATCAAGACAAATTATGGCAAGAGTATGAGGTCGTGGAGTGAGGAGTATAAAACATACACCTATGCTAAATCTCTCTTTACTCGATTCAAGAATGGCAAGGAAAGACGAGATCATTTAGAACGTATCAACGAGTTACATGGTAGAGAAAGAGAAAAAGAAATACGAGATGAATTACATAAAATATATTTAGCAGAGCATGACAAAAAAAACAAAGAGTCCTAATCACATACCAAGTCTAAAGAACTGGGGTGGTGTGCGTTCCATTCAAAGTAAACTCAAGCGATCTAATACTTTGATTCACAACAGAGAAGCTGTAGCTTATGAGTTGCTTTGTATGGCTAATACTAAGATTACTGATGTTATGTCCTGGGATGAGAACAACAAAGTTGTTATCAAAGCATCAAGTAAGATACCAGAACACGCACTTCGTGCGATAAAGAACATCAAGATTAGACGAGATAAAGATGGCAATGAAACACTTGAGCTAGAGTTCTTTGACAAAGTACAAGTGCTTCGTCTACTAGCTAAAGCATCTGGTTTACTTGATAGTCCTGAGAATGAAGATAAGCCAAGTGTGATTGGCATTAATGTAAAAGCACCAGAGGTAATAGACAATGACAACAAATAAAAATGTTTTGTATCAACCATCAAGAAGTCAAGTGGAGAAGATATTAGATGAAACCCTTGGCATTAAGTTATGTAATAGATGTAAATCAAAGATTAGTCATATAGAACCATGTATTGGTGCTGCTAAAGAAAAAGGATATTGTTATAAATGTTGGAAGTTATGTTATGGCAGAGATGAGCAATACTAAGAAAGGGAGTAAAGCACAATGGTGGGTTTATATGATGAGTAATAATAAGCAAGTAAAGGGTGATCACTATAAAAGTATGACCATGCAACCATGGGATTTTATTATTGAAAATCAATTACCATTTTGTGAAGGAAATATTATAAAATACATTTGTCGCTATAAGTCAAAAGGTGGCATAGATGACTTAGAAAAAGCAAAACATTATTTGGAGAAACTAATTGAAATCGAAGGCAGAAAAAACTGCACCTGGTAACATAGGTGGGCTAGACCTAGACTTTTCTACTTCCCCTGTTATTTGGAAGTTTCTTCGATCAAATAACTTTGTACGAGGAGTGGTAGGACCAGTAGGTAGTGGTAAATCCTATGCGTGTGCAGCTGAGATCATGATGAGAGCTGTCAGGCAAAAACCTTCTCCTATTGATGGTATTAAGTATTCTCGTTTTGTAATAGTTAGAAACTCATATCCTGAATTAAAAACAACGACCATTAAAACATGGCAAGAGATATTCCCTGAAAATGTTTTTGGTCCGATGCATTGGACACCACCCATTTCACATCACATTCGCCTTCCCAGTAGAGGTGATGCCCATGGAATAGACTGCGAGGTTATATTCTTAGCATTGGACCAGCCCAAAGATGTTAGAAAACTTTTATCTCTTGAGCTCACAGGTGCGTGGGTTAATGAAGCAAGAGAACTACCTAAAGCTGTGATTGATGGACTAACGCATCGTGTTGGAAGATACCCAACGAAAAGAGATGGTGGTCCTACATGGTATGGGATATGGATGGATACTAACCCAATGGATGATGACCATTGGTGGTTTAGGTTAGCCAAGAAAGAAAAGCTAACAGGAAAATTTGGTTGGAAGTTTTTTGAACAACCAGGTGGAGTTGTTGAAGTGCCACCAGATGTTTTACCAGATAACCCAGAAGCAAACGACCATATCTTTGCTAGTGGGAGGTGGTGGAAGCTGAACCCCCTTGCTGAAAATATCAACAACTTACCATCTGGCTACTATATGCAAATGCTAGGTGGAAAGAACCTAGATTGGGTGAGATGCTATGCTCAAGGTAAATATACTTATGTGCAAGAAGGTAAACCTGTTTGGCATGAGTACGATGATATGTTAATGTCAGGAGATGTAGAGTACGATCCTAACCTTCCAATTCAAATAGGACTGGACTTCGGACTGACACCAGCAGCTGTAATTGGGCAAAGACTCAACAATGGTAGGTGGATTGTTCTACACGAAATCGTAACCTTTGACATGGGTTTAGAAAGATTTGGTAATCAGTTATTAGCTGAGTTAAATGGGAAGTTCCCTAAAGCTCAACTGATGGTATGGGGTGATCCAGCTGGTTTAGCAAGAGATGCTATCTATGAAGTAACAGCATTTGACCATTTAAAAACTCTAGGTCTAAATGCACAACCTACTCATTCTAACAAATTTATGGTTAGACGAGAAGCAGCAGCTGCACCAATGCTACGACTGGTAGAAGGCAAACCTGGCTTGATTATATCAAGAGAATGTAAACTTCTTCGTAAATCACTTGCTGGTGGTTATCACTTCAAACGATTAGCCATAGGTGCTGGTCAAGAAAGATTTAAAGACTCTCCTAACAAAAATGAACACTCCCACATTGGTGATGCTTTTGGTTACTTACTACTTGGTGGTGGAGAACATAAACGCATGACAAGATCAGGACTCAATAAGAATACTTTTATTGCTCAGACTGTAGCAAATACAGACTTTGATGTATTCACATCTCTTTGATGAATTAAATAAGAAAAAACCTAATGGTGTATTCTTTATGCCATTTAGCTCTGTTCATTATGAAGCAATGAACATTACCCAACAAGATTTAGTAGCTCAATCTCAATATCTTAATATTGGAGAAAGACTAGAGTGGCAAAGTGAAGTAGGATTTTGTGCTACTGTTTTCTTACATTTAAATCCTGTAATGGTTTTTGGTATCGTTCCGATATGGAATGGGGTAGCTGAAGCATGGATGATTGCAGATGATAAGATAAGAAACAAACCTTACACCCTTACAAAATACTCAAAGCGATTCATTGATATAGTTCCGATATCCCTTGCATTGCATCGCCTACAGATAACGGTTAGAATCCGAGATAAGAGGGCTGTATCTTGGGCAAGGTTTCTTGGCTTTACTGAAGAGGGAATATTGAGAAGATATGGTCCAGACAAAACTAACTATTACATGATGAGGAAATAACTATGGGTAGTATTTTCGGAGGTGGTGGTGGTGGAGGTAGTAACTCTGCTGCTATTAAACAACAAGAAAAAGATTTAGAAATGCAAAGGAAAGAAAACGAACGACTAAAAGCTGAAGCAGAAGCTGAAAGACGAGAGCTTGGTGAACAAGCAAAATCAAAAGCTAGACGCAAAGGTGGTTTTCGTATGCTTCTATCACAAGCTAGAATGGGTGCTGCAAAAGATGAAGGTATGCAGCAAAAACTCGGTGGCGATCAACAACAAGTATAGGAGAATATTATGCCTTATGGTCCAGGAACTTATGGCGATAAAGTAGGTCGTCCAAAGAAAAAAAAGAAAACAATGAATGATGCGTTTCGTAATGCTATGAAGAAACCACGCAAAAAAGCATAGTGAAAAAGAAAGACACTATTAATAGTGCTGGAAATTATACACATCCAAAGTTAAGAAGAGCTATAGTTCTTAGTATAAAGCGAGGTAATAAAGGTGGTCCACCTAATAAATGGACTGCTCGTAAAGCTCAAATGGTTCCAAGAATTTATAAAGATAAAGGTGGTGGATATACATCATGAAAGAGCCACAGAAACGCTTATATGATTGGGGTAAAGCAAATTATAGAACAAAATCTGGAAAACCATCAACGCAAGGTCCAGAAGCAACTGGTGAAAGATATATGCCAGAAGAAGCTATAAAAGCACTAACTCCAGAACAGTATGCTCAAACAACAGCTCTTAAAAGAAAAGGAATTAAACAAGGTAAGAAAAAAGTAATGAATCCTAAAAAGATTAGACAAATAATCAAAAGGTATACTTAATGACTATAACTGTAACTAGAGAATCATTAAATACAAAAAGTA